TTGATAAATTTCCATACAACTCCAAGTTCTTGCATTTGGCATAAATTCCATGCCGTACTATTCTCATTTACTTTCATACCTCCTCCTCTTGTATAAAAATATCTTGGTTATCTGATCCTATGCTTTGGTACTTATCGGGAATAGGATCGTATTGCTCAAAATCAAAAGAACCATAAATTGGATCATTCATATCTTCGTGCAATAGATCACTTGCTTTATGTTCTGCTTCTGAAATATCTTTGGCTTCTACTTCGTAATAGCCAACATATTCTGCCCTTACTCTAATAAAATATTTTCTTGTGGCTTTCATTATTTCTCCTCTATTGCTTTGTAGTCTGTCTTTCTTGTAACAAACATTTCTGCTTGGTATTTATGATTAAAATCAGCTACGGTTTTTCTCGTAGCAACATCAACCACCACGTAAGATGTATCGACTTGGTTTCCTCTTTTCCTTATTACTTCAACTATATTGAACATATCTCCTCCTAAATATATTGTTTTGTAAGTTCTATTAATTTTTCGTCTTTGGGATTGTTCTTAATATATTTAAGGACTTCCTCAAAATCATCTGTTATGAAAGCATCTCCTCCGTCATAACCGTAACAAAGTACAACTTGAAATCTTGGATAATTTTTTTCTCCAAAAATATCTTTATTATTGTCTTGTCTTGTCTTTTCGTCATGTGAATTTATCCATACATGATAAGCTTTATAGTGATCTTCTTCAGTACTAAAACTAGGTAAAGAATCGTTGTGATACGACATGCACACCCAATTTTTTGGTATATCTAAGTCGCTATAATAGTTTCTCCAATCGTCATAAATAGTCATAATCATTCTCCATAAATGTTTTACTATCTGTATATTATAGACACTATTGAAGAGATTACAATAAGTAACTATAAAAAATAATAAAAAATATTCAGTCGTTGCTATCAGAAAAGGAAATCGCATTACCCCTCTCTCTTGGTCGCTTACTGTAAAAAAAAGCAGTTTTTCCCAACTGAATAGGATCAACAAAGTCGGCTCACATGTCGGGACTGCTGTTGGGACTTGTCGGACTTGGTTTCTGGAGTTAATTAACACAATTATATCACACCAGCTTAGATCCCCA